CTACTCGCTGACACCCACGGGTCGAGTTCCACAAATCACCCGCCAATACAACGGGCGTACCTACTTCCTCAACCAAGGTGCCAGCCCCTCAGCAAGCCCTGGCACAAGTCCTCACGGCTGGGCTTGCGCCCAGGATTTTCTAATCACAGGACCCGTCTACGATTGGCTATGCCGCAACGCACCCAAGTATGGGATCTTCCTGCAAGGCCCACCGAAGTATCTGTGGAAACCAAACCCCGAATATGAGGCATGGCATTGGCAGTTATCTGATGCAAACAACCCAACCAAACTTGTCAAAACCGAATGGGCCAAGTTTGCCGAAGCGTTAGGAATCAAAATCTAATGGTGCCAATAATGATCTCCCTTGTGGCTATCTGCTCATTCCTGTGCCTCTGTTTGGCTTTACCGGAAGATGACGAATGATTACCGAAGGGATTGTCATTGCCCTCATCGGTCTTATCGGAGCCGTGATGGTGGCCTTACTGCAACGGCACCGCCGCGAATCAGGGGAATCAAACGACCTGATGATGCACACCATCACCCGCATAGACACCAAGCTGGATCGCCATGACGAAAAGCTAGACTCTTTGAAGGAAGACTTCTTAAAGCATAAAGCCGAAGATCACTAATGCTTGACTTCTAGATATCCACAAATAACAATGGTGTCTGTGGATACAGAAGGGAAGCAAATGTCACTCAAAGATCAAATACAAAACCACTCACCTGAAAGCAACCGCCGATGCGTAATCGGCACAATGCTCAGCACAATGACAGACGATGATCGGGAAGCGTTCAACACAGTCGCCCCCGCCATCGGTAAACAAAATGGGTACACATATTCGTGGCTCAGAAGCATCCTCGCAAACGAAGGCTACGATGTAGCTGAAAACACTTTGCGCCGACACCTGACAGGGAACTGCATATGCCGCTAGATATCACCCCACCACCGCCCGCTGACAAGACAGCCAAACTAGAGAAGCTCGGCAAACTAGTTGACCTGTTTGACCGCCAAGGTATTGACATCAACGAAGTCGGACAAATCAAACGGGTGTCGGTTTACCAGTCCCTAACCAAAAATGAGGAAGGCGAAGCAGAGATCCATGACCTGATGGGTGTCCAATTCTCGCCAGCCTGGGAGACAGGACCACAGTGGCCGGTCATTCAGCAGGGTCCAGCCCATAAACTGCCACCCCGCAAGGCAACCTCTGAGAAGCCCCAGGATTGGCTCACGGCGGTCATCCTGCCCGATATGCAGATTGGGTTCTACAGGCGAACAGATGGCAATCTAGAGCCGACTCACGACCCTGTGGCTATAGACCTGTCCATAGCCCTACTCAAAAAGCTGAACCCAGCCAAAATTGTGATGCACGGAGACAACCTAGACCTACCCGAAATGGGTAAATACAGACTGTCCCCAGCCTTCGGACAAACCACCCAAGCCGCCATTGACTACGCCACCGAACTAGTTGCCCGACTTCGAGATGCCGCACCCAACGCCGAAATCTCATGGCTTGCCGGCAACCACGAAGAACGGCTAGTTAACTACCTGCTAGACAACGCCAAAGCCGCCTTCGGACTAAAGCAGGGTGGCAAACCCGAAGGTTGGCCGGTGCTGTCAGTCCCATTCCTATGCCGATTTGACGAATACGGAATCACCTACCACCCTGGGTATCCCGCAGGACAAGTGTGGATTAACCAAAAACTTAGGTGCATCCACGGAACCAAAGCGAAATCCAACGGATCCACAGCCCACCAATATCTCGCCCATGAGAAAACATCCGTACTGTACGGTCACGTTCACCGCAGGGAATGGGCAGAACAAACCCGTGAAGATTATGACGGACCCAAAACCATCCTCGCAGCCTCAGCAGGATGTCTCGCCCGTTGTGACGGAGCAGTACCCTCAACTAAAGGTGGCATAGACCTAGATGGTCGACCCTTAACAGTTACCGAAAACTGGCAACAAGGGCTAGCTGTGGTCACCTATCAAGAAGGCGACTCCCCTTTCAACCTGGAACTTGTCCCTATCCGTGACGGACAGATGATGTATCGTGGGCAGTTATGGAAGCATGGCTGATCTGCCCCGTCTGTGATGTCACCTGGCCCGAAAGGGAAAACCAGCGTTGCTCAATTTGTAGCAGCCGTGGCGAACGGGACACGGAACCTGAAAAGGACAAAACCTATGAATGACACACCGCAATGGGAGCTGGTTGCTGTCACCTGGGTTGACGCATTTGATGGTGACACCGGCTGGACAGACACCGAAGACTACGAACCCGAACCAACAATCGCACTCAATGTCGGGTTCATATGGCCCAACAAGCTTAAGGATCACCTAACCCTGGTGTCGGGCTACATTCACAGCGAAGAATGGCCACCTGAGATGGTGTCGAATGTATGTCACATCCCTACGGTAATGATTAGGAATGTCACACGGCTTGCATCAAGCCTTGACTTCAACCATAAAACTATGTAACTTCCATTTACTAGAAAGAAGGGCAAATGAATAACACAGAACCAAAACATCCTCACGGCTCAGTTGACTGGCTACGCCAGCGGTGGATAACACCAAACGGTGAACGCCGACTTGCAGCATCAGACTGTGCCGCAATCTACGAAGTACACCCGTACAAATCCCGTGCGGATCTCGCTGCCGAACTGATGTCAGACAGCGCACCACAACCAGCTGAACAGAGCGAAGCAATGGAACGTGGCAACCGTCTTGAACCAACGCTAATTGCCTGGGCATCAGACCGGTACGGCGCACCAATCACCACACCCGATGTCATTCACACATTCGATGAGGAGATAGTTCACCTAACCGCCACCCTTGACGGTATCGGTGAAGACGGATCAGTGCATGAAATCAAAACCACCACCCACGAATGGTCAGGCTGGCTCCCACCACATTGGTTCTACCAAGGCGTACAGCAAGCCATCTGCGCTGACGTAGACGAAATCAACTGGTGGGTATTTGACCGGTCACAAACCTTCAAAAACTATGTACAGGTCATTGACTGGGAAATGAAACGTAACCATATTGAAGCCGCCAAAGAGTTCCTCGCCGCGATCCGTAAAGGCGAAGCACCCGAAGGTGTCGTGTTTGCATATGACCATATCCAAACCATCTACTCCATGCCACAGGATGAAACCATAGAAATCGGTAGCCAAGTTGGGCAACTGATTGACCTACTTGATAAGGCCAAAATCCATAAGGATCATTGGGGACAAGAAGAAGATCGGCTCAAAGCTTTGATTGCAGAACTATTAGGTAACGCAACTATCGGCACCGTAGATGGCAACCAGGTTGTCACATGGAAACAACAGACCCGCACCAGTTTGGATACCAAAGCATTAACGCTGGCGCATCCTGAGATCGTAAAACAATACGAAAAGAGCAGCACATTCCGTGTGTTGCGTATCAACCGAAAGGGAAAGTGAAATGGAAAAGCATCCACTACTGAAAGCCCTCAATGATTGGGCAGTGCCGGACAAAAAGATTGTCGGCAAACTCGAGAAAGGTGGCGCACAGCTTGACTTCGTAGGTCACGCCGATGTCACCCGTATCCTTATTGAAGTAGATCCTGAATGGACTTGGGAGCCATGCGATTGGATTGAAGGTCGCCCAGCTATCCACATTCACAAGGCCACCATTCGGCGTGGCGGTTCCAACATTGAGCAAGAGATTGCAACGATGTGGGGTCGCCTCACCATTCACGGTGTCACCCGTGTCGCTGTCGGATCCTGCGAAGTTATTAAACCTGATCTCGACAAGGAACTGGTATCAGACTTCTTGCGTAACGCCGCCATGCGATTCGGTATCTGCCTATCGCTATGGACAAAGCAGGAATGGGAAGACCTAACCAAACCTGAACCACCAAAGTTTATTGCTAAAGCTGACTTTGACAAGTTTGTGAAAGCTTGCACCGACAAGGACATTGACCACAAGGCTTTGCTCGCTGAGATTGGGAAAGAATCAAACCAGTTAACTGATGCGGATTTCAACCAACTTCGCAACCTATTCAAAGCGGCATTAAACAAACCAACACCCGCACCTGTGCAAACTCCAGCACCAGTCACCGAAGATGCTGAAGCCGGCGTACCTGGCACGATCACCAAGACACAGTTGCGTGACATCAGTTTGCTGATGGGCAAGAAAGATTTGAGCCGTGAGCAGGTCATCTCGATTGCTGGCTTTGCAATCAACCGTGAAATCACTGATGTCGCACAGCTCAACAATGACGAAGCTTTGCTGGTGATTGACACCTTGAAGCGTGATGTTGAATCACCCAAGCAGGGCAAGTGAGCAAACAGCGAGCCAAAGGCACCGCTGCCGAAACAGCAGTCGTGCGATACCTGAAAGAACACGGATTCAAATACGCTGAACGCCGTGCGCTCCACGGAACCAACGACATGGGCGACATCACCGGCATACCAGGCGTAGTCATTGAAGTAAAGAACCATGCCAAACTAGATCTCGCTGGCTGGCTCGGAGAACTAGCACAAGAAATGGCCAACGCCGATGCCGACTTCGGATTCGTAGTAGCAAAAAAACGTGGCACCACCAACCCTGGCGAATGGTACGCTGTGCTGCCATTGAAGGTACTCGTAGAAGAAATCAAGAAAGACAGAACATGACCACGCCAAAAACCGTTCCGGTTCCACGCACCACCCTGCTAACCATTCGGCGTGTCATCCGACACGTAGCAACAGCAGATCCCGAAGTGCAACGTGAAGCAATCAAAGCTGAAGAAACACTCTCAAAACTTCTCGACAAACGAGACTAAACAAAGAAAGAAGGGAACATGACAGAAGAATACGAAGATGAGGAAACCGTTATGGATGAAGGACCTGACCCTGAAACCGTGATGGAATCCCGCAACAGCTACCGTCTACACCTAGAAGAACGGATGTATGAGAACTGGCTAGAAGGACTCAAGGATAGGGGCGGGCGGTAAACCGTCTGCTAGGGTTCCACAATGCCGTTCAACGACTCTGACGATGACGCTGTGCTAGACGCACTCACCCAAACTTTGCCTGGGACAATCATCGTAGGCTACGCACTAGTCGTCAACTTCATAGACGAAACCGGTGACGACAAACTTGTGTTCGCCGGTCTAGAAAACCAACGAGCAACAACAACAATCGGCCTACTACAAGCCGCACTAGAAGTAGAGAAATCAAAGTTCCGTCTAGACGGATGACCGAAAGGAGCTGTAATGGCTCGACTACGGACCACGATCCTGCTAACCGTTGCGATGTTCGCAGCAAGCAACCTGACAGCTGAAGCTTTCATAGCGGAAGCACCGTCAGAATCCCAGCAAACCCCGACAGAATCCCCGCACACAGGCGCAGGTGACAGACTCAGGCAAGAACTAGATCACCTGTGGAATCTCATCACAGACCCGTACAGGGAGTTCATCGGGAAAATCATCTTCACCCACACATTCATGGAAGCGATAGCACAATGCGAAACGAGCCAAGACCCCGCCCACATCGGCGGCGCAAGCGAAACATACGGACCCAATGCCACATTCCGTGGAGCCTTTGGGTTTTGGACAACGGCCAACGGATCGGGAACCTTCGAGTATTACGGTGGCCGCGAACTCACCGGCACATTTTGGGCTAACGAAACCAGCTACGACCAGCAGAAAGTCATCTACCTACGCAAAGCCATCTACGGGTACACAACACCGGCAGGTAAATACATTGCGCCAAGAGGCTTGAGTCGCAACAACTGTTTGAAGTATGCTGGTGACCCAACCTACGAGATTTATTGGGGAAGGTGATGGCAAAAACCGAATGGCAATGTACAAGCTGTGGACAAAAGATCACGCTTTACATCACACCATTAGCGCCGCCATCACACTCCTGCAAGAAAAAAGCAAACAGACAACTACCTTTAACAATGAAGGGACAACCATGAACCAATCAACCGTCATCGGAAACCTCGGCAAAGACCCCGAACTCCGATTCACCCCACAAGGCAAAGCCATCGCAAACTTCAGCGTAGGCACAACCCACCTCAAAGGTGTAGACAAAACCAAAGAAACCACCTGGCATGACTGCGTAGCCTTCGGCACCGAAGCCGAAAACATTGCAGCCTCATTCCACAAAGGGGATCGAGTAGTCATCGTAGGCCGACTAGAGAAAAGCTCCTACGAAAAGAACGGCGAAAAGGTTTACCGCTACCAGGTAATCGTCAACGAAGCCGCGCTCTCAATCAAATACGATGTTGCCGTAAAAGAAAAGGGTGGAACAGCACCGGCTAAAACAGCCACAGCACCCGACTACGGCGATGACGAACAACCATTCTGACGAACCAACACAAGACCTTGACCCATATCAACTGCCGATCCTCTACAAACCGGCAGGGGAATGGGTTAAACAAGCTGCCTGTATAGACGCACCAACCTGGTACTTCTTCTCAGACGCAGAAACCAAAGACGCATATCGTGAAGGGAGAAAACTATGCGACACCTGCCCCGTACTGTTGGACTGCCGACAGTACGCAATCGAAAACTATATAGCACACGGATTATTCGGGGGGATGTCTCCTCGTGAACGCCAACTTGAACGCCGTAAAATCCGGATGGCTACAGGCAAA